ACCGATTGAAGCTATTTCTCCTGCTATGGTTGATGGATAAGCCGTAGGATTTGTGATGCTTGGTGGTAAAAGAAAATTCGCTGGAATAGTCGCACTTGAAAATTCTGCACGACCTCCTTGATTGAGTTGTCCTACATTATTGATTTCAATAAAATTCTCCGCTCCTTGGGCGTATGGGTATTGAAGATAATTCGCCTTTAAATATGCTTCTGTAATCGCTTGATTTGCACCCACATTATAAGACAACGGGTTGAAAGTATTTGGTGTGTAAGGATTTGGTGGTGGATACGACGCCATTATGTATATAATAGAGAAATAAAATCTGTTGATAATATATGCCTAAAAAGGAAAAATTAGACCTGTTAGAAGTTCATAACTGGTATGAGAAGATGCCATCTAAATACCATCTTAAATCACATAACCCCCACTATGACATACACCATATTAAGGTGCCTTTCAGGTTGTGTACTATTGGAAATTCTGGAAGTATGAAAACTAACACAATTCTTAATCTTCTGCACGCTTTTACTGGAACTTTTGAGAGTATATTTTACATCACAAAAAATAAAGACGAGCCTTTGCTAAACTTCTTGGAAGACAAGTTAGGGAATAAAGGCTTGAAAATTACGGAAGGTTTAGCATCAGTTCCTGATTTAGATAAAATTGACAAAGAGAGTAATACGCTAATCATTCTGGACGATTTAGTGAATGAACCAAAAAAAGAGCAAAAAATTATTAGCGATTATTACATAAGGTGTCGTAAGAGAAATTGTAGTATTGTCTATATTTCGCAGTCTTTCTATGATATTCCCAAGATGATTAGAAACAACATAAATTATTTAATTATTAAGCAGGTTTCTTCTATGAAGAACCTTACTATGATTACGAGAGAATGTTCGCTTGGTATTACCAAAGAAGCACTAACGACTATGTATAAAGAAGCGACCAAAGAGAAGAAGAATTTTATGTTGATTGATTTAGAAGAAGGCGACCCATTAAAGCGATTTAGGTTCAATTTAGATAGCTATTTTGATTTGAGTGAAAGCGACTTCAAGTAAAGGAAACCAAGGTTAGTAGATTTGTAAATCTACGGCAAACTGACGCCTTTGGCGTCTCCTTTTGACATACTTTTTCTAAAAGTATTCTCTTAGACCCTTCCTTTACGGACATACCGCAGTGAGCGAAGCGAGCGTGAAGTATTGTTTTGCCATAGATTTTTTTAAAATCTATCTAAAATTATTATATTTAGTTAAACTATATGTCGGGAACAGGTAGTTTAATGATACGAAACCTTCGAAAGGCAAGCGATTATGACAAAGCAAGAATGAACCAAGACGAGTTATTGAAGATTGCTATTGCGAATGACAATAATATCTCTAACGCACGTAGAAGTTATAGACAAGGTGAAGTACCCCCTCTTACTACATTACAAACTCAAACCCCTGATGAGATACAAGCAGATTTAAGCAAAAATTATAGCGATGCTATTACAAACCTTATTTCTCTTGGTATGGATTACAGAGAAGCGAGTGAAATTGTAGCAAGAATGGGTAGAGACCCGACCAGTCTTGTAATACTTAATAATACATTCCCAAGCATCAAAGCAGACTTCCAGAAAAGGTTTGATGTTAAGAGAATTACGCCAACAGGATTTCTTGATTTTTTTGATAAATTTAGAGAAGTATTTGAAGAAACAAAAGGTATTGCTGATAATTCTACCTTATTTAACGACAAATTTGACCGCATCATAAATAATATTAACGATTTAAGAGCAGTTGTTCCAACAAGAGCACAATTGAATATGCTAGAAGCAGGATTGACGAGAGCAATACGAGCAGGTCGAGGTGGAGCAGATGCGGCAGAAATTTTAGATAGATTGAGACGGATTGAACGAGTTATTCCACCCGAAAGATTTTTTGAGGAACTGGCGAGAAATAGTGATAATACAAGAGTTTTCGCAGAATTAGCGAGATTACAGAACGCTTTGGATAATTTACCATCAAGAGCACAAGTTCAGCAAATAGTAGATAATGGAGCAGAGGATAATTACCAACAAGTCAAATATTTAGTAGAAGGTATTAGTGATACTCAACTACATAATTTACAACAAATTCAAGCAGATATAACAGGTCGGTTAGAAACTTTAAGCGAACAAGTAGGTGAATTGGATAGTGAAAGTGAAAGGGTTGCCCCTTATTTGGATAGAGGCGATACACTAACTCTTGTAAAGAATAAAATATTTTTCACGACAGCAGGAGAGAGAGGCTTACAACCATTAGGAGCGGATAAGATGAAGACTTGGTATAGAAACAATACTAATAATTTTAGAGAGTTCTATGATAATGTGATTGGAACCGAAGGGGGTGTGAAGTGGGGTGATGTCAAACAATATATTCTTCAAACAGGAACAAGAAGAAAGGTTGGCGATTTAAGTGAATTGCCTGGCGGAGGAGCAAGTAGGACGCCTTCAAAATCTACAACTACAAGTGAGTATTCTGGTGTATCAAGTGCTGAAAGTGGTATAGCAACCCCTGTACGAAAAGGACACGGAATTACTGTAAGAAAAATTGGAAAGGGTATATCACCACCAGATGAACCAACCCATATTCAATTTGGAAAACACCTAATTCACGCAAATAATTTAAAGAAAAGTGTACTGTCTCTTCATCACAAAGGCGGAGGTAGAGTAGCAAGCATTCCTGTTCAAAATATAAGCGAAGATTTGAGAGATTTTATTGTGGATATTTTACAACGCAATTCCGCTTGCGGTCGGGGGGGAGTGGGGGGGCAAAGCCCCCTACAAAAGGCATCACAAAAAGAATTCAATAGATTACCCATTCACGAACAAAAACTATTTGAGAAATTTTCCACGGGTGCAGGAGTATTCCATAATTTAGGGCTTAAATCGGTAATAGACGATGATGATAAGAAAAATATGGAGAGATTTGAGGTTTTAAGAGGAGAGTATATGGCGGGCAATAATTCACACGAACTCGTGAGAGAGTTAAGGAAATTGGTAATCTATTTTATGGACGCTGGTAGATTAACGAAATCACAAGGCAGAGATTTGCTATTAAACATCAATTAAAGGAAACCAAGGTTTCCCTTAGACCCTTCCTTTTAGGCGGACATACCGCAGGTTTTGTTTTTCGCAGAAAAATAAAATCGTGAGGTATATTATAGATGCGCACATTAATTCTCAATTCAAACAATATAGTAGCAGGTTCAAATAATTCAAATTTCAAGTATGTTTTCCCTGGTGGTAATGTTAAATTTGTTAAAGGGCAAAAAGTAGCACTTGCTTCGCTTTCAACATATTATTCAACCTTTAACATAACTGCTACATACCAAAACAATACATTCAGTTATTTTTGGGTTGATAATACGCAGATAAATATTACCATACCTAACGGGTTCTACGAGATTGCGACACTCAACGCCTTCCTTCAACAACAATTTCTATTCAACGGACACTATCTAGTAGATAATGGAACAGGCCAGAATGTTTATTTTATCACACTTGGGACGAATGCGACTGAGTATGCTTTTGAACTTAATTCCTATCCTATGAATTTAACGGATTATCCAATTGGAACAACTGCAGGGACTTATGCTTATGGTGTCAAACAACCTTCTTCTCTTGCTCCAACTTGGGGAGTTCCAACAAATAATATTGTTCCAGTATTCTATGTTCCTCCTACTAACTTTCAAAAACTTTTAGGGTTTAATACAGGGTACTACCCGCAAGGCTCACCGAGTTATGCGAAACCAGTATTTACTGGACTTTCGCCACTTAATTATACACAAACCCCATCATATAATGTCATTCAGTCATACTTATCTCAATTCACTCCACAAATCACACCATTCTCGTCTTTTGTTCTTACTTGTTCGCTACTCAATAATAATTATGCAGTACCGAATACTCTATTATATTGTTTCTCTCCACAGGGTGCTTTTGGAGACCAATTTACAATTTCCCCTACGGGACAGTTTAGTTTTATTGATATTCAACCTGGCGAGTACAACTCTTTTACGATGACGATTATAGACCAAGACCTTTTCCCAGTCGCTCTTCAAGACCCACAAACAATTATTCTACTGGTTATTACCGACCCAGAAGAACATACACAAAAGTGAAACCAAGGTTTCCCCTTAGACCCCTTCCTTTTAGGCGGACTTACCGCAGATTTTGTTTTTCGCAGAAAAAATAAAATCGTGAGGTAATATATATGTATATCCATAAGTTAAGTAAATCTACTCTTGGAGGTAGAAGTGTTTTCGGTCATAGAAAATCAAGCAAAGGAAGCGGTATGAAAATAGCTGAACATCATAAGCGAACTATGGGAGCAGGATTGAAACCAGAGATATTTGATAATGGACAAGTTAAGAAGGCAACCGAAGTTTTAAGGAATATTAAGATGAAACCGAAAGTTCCAAGGAAATATATTTCTTTTGAATAAAGGAAACCAAGGTTTCCCTTAGACCCTTCCTTTTTTTACGGGCATCTGCATTAAGAGATTTAAAGGAAGCGAACCGACGAAGGAGGTTCTGTTTTGCCTTAGATTTTGTTAAAATCTAAATTTTTTTTCTTTGTTAATAACATAATGGATAATCTTGTGTATGAAGAGACTATTAACACAGAAATCAGTTCAAGCGAATTCGTTGATAAACAGTGGTTGTACGTGAACGATAATAACAATTCATCGTATTCAGGTCAGGTTGTTATTGATACAACCGCTCTCTCCAATTGCGGACAGTATCTTAATTGGGGTGAAGCATTCCTTGCTTTTCCAATGGTTCTACAAATTGAAAGCCCAGGTGGACCGATTACAGCACAGAGTATCAACGATTTTATGGTCGGTCTAAAAAGCGGTTATTGGCAAATTATCCACTCGCTAATAGTAGAGTATAATAATAGCAACGTCGTACAACAAGTTCCATACCTAAATATCTTCAATTCCTTTAAGGCAAATACTTCTTGGAGTGTAGGAGACGTTCAAAATTGGGGTGCTTTGACTGGATACTGCCTTGATAGTGCCGATAGTTGGTTGTATAACAATCTTGCCGTAATTGATACTGCTGGCGGAGCAAATACGAATATTATGTCTTCTTCGGGAACGGGTTTGTGTAATAACAGGAACGCCCCTTATGTCAATATAGGAACATTCAGTTATGTAGCAATTCCAGCAATCGCAGCAACTCCTTATGCTGGTGCCCCAGTCGCCACTTCTGGAACGAACTACAATATCTCAACCCAAGCAACTCAAAGAAAATCGGGTGTTCGTTCTACCTACAATAAGGGATTATGGCAGAGACAGAGTTGGTTGGTTTATGACCCATACCTTAATGATGGAACTACTCTAACCAACGCTTCTTCAAATCAAACCGCTTTGATGGCGGGTGCTGGTGCTTTGACGAATGTTTCTGGTTATGGTGCTATTTTCCAATCTTATATTCAGTGCGGTGTAAATTACAGAGCAATTATTTTTGATGCAGTAATCCGTATGAAAGATATTTGCGACCTCTTTTCAAAGATGCCAATGGTTAAAGGCGGAACTATGAGACTTTATATTAACACTAACCAAACATACTTTACTGGAACGGCAGTGTCCCCCACTTACAACGATACTCTCGGTGCTGGATATGGTAGTCTAACTTCTCACGCAGAAGTTTTTTTGACTTCTTCCCCAGTCATTCTTGGAGGTGGTGGAACCAACCCTGTGATGATTGCGAGTGCTGATATAGGACAGGGTATGGCTTCTCTTGTCCCACTAGACCCTGGTGCCCCAGTTGATGAAAATTTTGCGGTTGGCCTCTCAATTGTCAAAACTCAATTCCCTCAACTTACTCAACAGCTATCTGCTCCTATTACTTCTACTCGTCTCTACTGCCCTGCTTACACTATGTCGCCTCTCGCAGAACAAAGACTATTGTCTCTCTGCCCTACAAAGAAAGTTGTATATAATGATATTTTCTACTATACTTTCACAGGTGTTCCTCCTGGTACTTTTTCATTCCTTGTTTCTAACGGTATTCCTAATTTGAGAGGATGTTTGGTTTGCCCTTTTCTACCAAGAGCATCCAACGGTGTTAGCGGTCTTGCTACCACTACTGATACTATTTTGTCCCCGTTCTGTTCTTCTCCTGCTTCTCCTGACCCAATCTCTCTTACTAACTTCAACATACAGGTAAGCGGAAAAAATTTATTTATCACCAATTTGCTCTACGATTATGAAGTGTTTGCTGAACAATTAGTGTCTTCTAACCAATTGAACGGTAGTCTCACAACTTCCCTTGCTTCTGGACAGATTGGATTTAGCGAATTTGAGAACCTATACAGGTACTACTATGGTAATGTCTCTCGTTCAATTCCAAGTGAAGATGGTGTCGCAAAGGCAGTCCAAGTTTTAGGAACTAACAACTCTACCCAGACCATTAACTTCATAGTGTTTTTGGAGTTTGAGAGAACTATGACTATTGATTTGCGCACAGGAGCACGCATAGAATAATTTTATTTTCTGTTAATTATTATATAATGCCAAGAAGAAGACATCACGAAGGCGAAGGTGCAAAAGAGTTCTTTAAGAAAGTTGGTAGAGTTTTAAAACCAGTTGTTAAGGCAGTAGCGAAACCCGCTATTGAGGCACTAAAACCAGTCGCTACGGCAGGTTTGACTTATCTATCGCCTGAAACCGCCCCTTTGAACGCTGTTGCTGTAAACTCTTTGGGAAACCAATTAGAACATAGTATTCAAGGTTGGGGTGTTAGATTAACACATCATCAAGCCCATAAATTACACTGTGGAGGAGAAATCGTTATTACTCGTAAAGCCCTCGTCCCATCAAGACCTACTCATATTTTATCTCTGCATCCTGAAAGACTACAAAAATTAGCAGATATGGTTAAGGCAAATCATCCAAAAGTAGCGATGATGCTTCACGAAGGTGAAGGAATTAAGGAATTTATGAAAAGTGCATATAAACACGTTATCAAACCAGTCGCTAAGGCACTTGCCCCAGTCGCTATTCAAGCAGGAAAAAATTATGTCAACGAAAAAACTGATAACAAATATTCAGGAATTACTGATGCTCTTGGGAATGCTGCTAATAAAGGAATGGCTGGGATGGGGATGAAACATCATAGACGAAGACACAGAAGAGCAGGAGGAGGAGTTCCCTTAGTAAAAGTTGATGGTGGAATTGTAAGCGAAACTTCTGGTGAGTATGTACCTGTTATAGGAGGAGCAATTAACACTATGAGAGGAATGAATGTTAATGAAAATTATACTGAATACCCTATTCAGCTTGGTTCTCCATATGCTAATTCTATGTCTCCTGCTATGCATCCTTTTTTTAATAATCATAACCAGTACTCACAATATACGCCAATTATGAGAATGGGTAGAGGAATTAATCCCCCAGGTGGTGGAGGCATAAATCCCCCAGGCGGGGGAGGAATTTATCCAGCGGGTTATAGAAGTCGTTAGGGTTGCGCCCCTAAAAGACGCAGACGCCTATGGCGTCGGTTTTTTAAGAAAAGGAAGGGTTTAAGGGAAACCTTGGTTTCCTTTACGTTAAAAAAGAGAAAAAAAATTGTTTATATAATATATATGGAATTACTTGACATTCAAACAATTAAGCAATTTAAGGCTGAAAATTTGCCTTTTATTGAATATGGTTTGAACAAAGAGCAAGAACAACAAGATTTTATCGAAAAGCGATTTGGAAGATTAAAGAAAAATTCTCACTTTGATACAATAGATTATGAAAACGACGAGTTTTTAGTAGAATTAAAAAATCGTAAGTGTAATTATAATACCTATGTCGATACAATGGTTGGACTTAACAAAATTAAGTATGGTATTAAAGATAAGCGTGATTGTTATTTTTTATTTGGGTTTGAGGATGGTTCTTTGTGGGAATGGAAACTCGACAAGTCAAAAGAGTATGTTGGAAGAACGAATGATAAATTTGTGGGTAATGGAAATTATACAACCTTTAATCCCAAAAAGCTAAACTACTATGTACTACTTAAAGACTGTAAACAACTCATACCACCTAAATCGACTTGTCTATTTAAATTCATTCGATGAATTAAAAAAACCTAATCTTAATATAGAATGTTGAACGACCAACAAATTAGGAATTTTTTTGATGATTGCGAGCTACCATTAATCGACGTCGTATCCAAAGACAGATTACCAAATAAAAAATATATAGGAGATTATGTAATCAATATGCAGAATGAAGAAGATGGTAATGGAACTCACTGGGTATACGCACAGATACCCAGTAATGGTAAGACTGCTTTATATTGGGATAGTTTTGGGGTTTTCCCCCCAGAAGAAATTAAGAAATTTTTACATCCTCTAAAAATTATGTTTAACACTCGACAGATACAAGACATCAATAGCGAATGTTGCGGACACTATTGTGAAGCTTTGGCGTATTTTATGAAATATGATACAGACCCCAAAAGGACCTTTGAAGAAAATTATGACGATTTTATCAATATGTTTTGTGATAATACCAAAAAAAACGACCATATTTTGAAAGAATATCTAACGAAAAACGCTTAAATATTATATTATGTTGTTATATAATATAATGGACTTAATTGCCGAAACATACACAACTTATACTGAGTGTGTAAAAAGAGCAATCAAACGATACAGAGCAACCGATAAAGGTAAGGAAAAATACAACGAAGGAATGCGAAAATATTACGACAACAAAAAGAACGACGAGGAATGGGTTATTAAGCATAGAGAGAGATGTAGATTAGCCAATCAAAGGTACAGAGCAAAGCAGAAGGGAATAGAGCTTGAAGAATTACCTAAAAAAAAAGGAAGGCCTCGAAAAATTCAAAATATTAATTCAATTTGAATTCAAAATTTGAAAATAAAAAAATTGAATTAATTAAAATAAAATTGATTTAAAAAAATATCTTATATAGATATATAATAATGAGTAAAGATTTGAAGAATGAATTAAGGCATTACGGATTTACAAAAGCACAGAGTAATCGACCTGATTGGTTAGAAGTAGCAAATCGGTTAAATATTTTTCCGCCTAGCTTTACAACCATAAATTCTCGAACAAGCAAATCTTCTTTATTATGGAAAAACTTTGCTACCGATGTAAAGCATAGATTACGACAAAAATATAAATACGATACTACAACAGTGAGAGTTCCTGTTGAACTACCTTATACTATGAGATTTCGTAATGGACACACTACACAAGCTATCAAAAGAGCTACCGCAGAATATAGAAGAGATGACCGTGATAGAATACTCGATATTATTTCACAAGGATTAATGCGTGAATTGGAAGAAGATTATGATGGAAGCGACGAAAGCAATAATCGAGTTATAACTGGATTTGAAAGATTAAGAATAGTTGGAGATGAAATTGTCGTACAAGAAGGAGGAGCGATAAGACAACGGATAGGAGAAGCCAAGATTTATATGAGAGAAGCAGGAATGTTAAACCTTGGTATCGATGGTGTAAGTATAAATAGGGAATGGTGTTTAGAGAAAGGCACTTGTGTTCTCGATTATCTTTACTATCAATATAATGATAGACCAAGGCTGAAAAAAATTATTCCAAACGATAGAGAAATAGCTTATATCAGCTTATGTCAAATATTTACAAGTTTTGGAAATACCGACCCGATAACGAATGGTATTACAACAGAGGAGCTTTTGAAATTTTGCGAGATGACTGATATAGGGTTGTTAGCAATCAACAAGCATAAAAAGATTATCACTTACTACAAGTCTACAAATCGTAAACATCCGTCTCTTGTATATATTATGTCAAATAATCACTTTTACCCAATCGAAGATGAAGAAGAACGAGCGAAATTATTTAAGAAAGCTGTTGTCTCAAATATATCAAGCGTTCAAGTCGCTACTAAAAAAATCGAGAAAAAGGAAAAAAATATTGTCTTCAAGATAGATAATACCCCAGTCAAAGAATACGCTGAAAAAATAATTACAGAGCGTAGGACTATTCCAAAAAAAATAAGAGTGAACGGCAACGAGATAACAAGTATGGAATATAATGATACTACTTACTTAATGTACAACGAAGTTCCAGAAATAAAAGAATATTGCGAATTGAATAATATACCTTATGTAGGACAAAGCCCAGTATCTATCTTAGTAGACTTAGCAAGAGAAAGCGGTGATTTAATAACGAATGTAAAATCCGTATTCAATCCACAAGTCGAAGAAATCCTTTCAAAAGAAGGAGTAAAGTGGAGGGCACACTATGGAGCTACAAAACTATTAAACGATGATAGAATTGAATGGTTAGAAGGTAATAGAGATAAGTGGTTTGGAATTGATATTAACAAGTGTTATACAACAGGTCTTTATAATCCTATGGATGAATGGCTTGTTTATGATGTCGAAGATAATTGGGAGACATTCACCAAAGAAGACGAAGAAAAATTTAAATATGGAGGAGGAGGCAATTTACAAAGCGGATTATATATCGTACATACATACGATTTTACAATACTTCACGGTAGCAATATTTATTCTAATAAAATATTGTCTTACGCATTATCTTACAACATAAAATTCCAGATTACTCATAAATTAGTCCATAAAAAAGTTAGTAGCGATGAAAAAGTTTATCCAAAAACTTATTTCCATCCTCTACTTGATTTAATCAAAGAGAAGACACACGAAAAAGGAATGATGAAAATTTTGAATAATATAATCAGTGGTTATCTGGGAAAGACTGATAGTACAGATTATATAGCAGAATTAGATTGCGATGAAGAAGAAGTCATACGAACGATGTGGGATACTGAGTTGAATGGAGGCGAAGACATATTAGATAGCGTCGGTAGATTATTCGAAAATCCTTACGAAAACATAAAATATAGAGATGATATTATCTTACAGTATCTACAAATCGAAGATAAAAAATTATTACTATATGGATGCGAGAAGAGAACAAAGCAACACGAACAAGCTTTACCATTATATATACAATTATTAGATTGGAGCAATATTATGCTTCATCAGCTGAGAGAATTAGTTGAAGGCGAAATAATTTATAGACATACAGATTGCATAGTAGTAGTCGGCGGAAAAATTCCACATCACAGATTGACAAAGAAGTGGGGCGACTATTCACTCGAAGACAGAGACAAAGAATACAATTGGAAATCGCTTATGAGAACAGAAGAAAGAATGATAAGTTTTGATATCTCTACGAATGGATGGAAAGACTATGAATATAATTCAAGCAATCAATACAGAGAAATTATAGAATTAGTAGATAATCTTGGAGGACTATTAATCACAGGTCGAGCAGGAACAGGTAAATCGTTCGTGATATTAGAAAACATAAAGAGAGGTAAACTTCTTGAAGAGGAGACGATAACGATGAGTTTTACAAATAAAGCTTCTCTCAATATCAAAGGAACGACTATACATAAATTACTACATCTTGATAGTAAGTTTAAAATACCAGCAAAGACAGTAGAGAAACTCAAAAATATTAAATATTTTGTAATCGACGAGATTGGAATGATTAACAATAAATTATGGAATGTCTTATTCTACTTGAAGAAGAAGATACCAAAATCAAAATTTATTCTAATGGGCGATTACAGACAGCTTCCACCAGTAGATGAATACAGAGAAGCAAAGTGGGATATATTCAATCATCCAATAGTAAAATATCTATGTAATAATAATAGAATTGAACTTACAGAAAGACAACGATATGACGAAGCATTATGGAACGCATTAGAAGATGGTTATGAGCGAAACGATTGGAGCAAGTTTGCGAGAGGAGAAGAAACTATCCAGACGATTATGGATAATAAAGCTATATGCTATTTTAACGCTACTCGTAAAGCAATTAATCGAGAATGTATGGAACAAAATAAACAA